ATGGAAACCGCGGTGGTACTGCTCTCCGGCGGACTCGATTCCGCCACCTGCCTGGCGATGGCCCGCGCCGAAGGGTTCCGGTGCCACACCATCGCCTTCGATTACGGCCAGCGCACCCGCTCCGAGCTGCAAGCGGCGGAGCGCGTCTCCGCCGCCCTGGGCGCCGAATCACACCGGGTGATAGAGCTCGGCATGGGCGGCATCGGCGGCTCCGCGCTCACCGACCACGCCATCGACGTGCCGGAGAACGGCGGCGACGGCATCCCGGTCACCTATGTGCCGGCCCGCAACACCGTCTTCCTGTCCCTGGCCCTGGGCCTGGCGGAAGTGGTCGGCGCCGACGCCATCTTTATCGGCGTCAACGCCGTGGACTACTCCGGCTACCCGGACTGCCGCCCGGAATTCATCGACGCCTTCCAGCACCTCGCCGGGCTCGCCACCAAGGCGGGCGTAGAAGGGCACCCGGTGCGCATCAGCACGCCCCTGATGGCGCTCTCCAAGGCGGAGATCATCCGCCGGGGCACCGAGCTGGGCCTGGATTACAGCCTCACCGTGTCCTGCTACCAGGCCGACGCCGAAGGCCGTGCCTGCGGCCGCTGCGACAGCTGCCGGCTGCGCCGCGAGGGCTTTGAACAGGCTTTGATCAAAGATCCCACGATCTACCAGTCTTAACGAAAAAAATGGCCCTCAGGCCTTGTCACGGCGAAATAAATCCGTATTATTTGCGCCTCATTCGGCGGGTCGTTAGCTCAGTTGGTAGAGCAGTTGGCTTTTAACCAATTGGTCGCTGGTTCGAATCCAGCACGACCCACCACTATTCCGAGGGCTCGCTTGTTAGCGGGCCCTTACTTTTTTGGGGCCAGGATCAAAGCGAGGATCAAAAATCACCTCGTACTATCCACCTCTTCCGCCTTCCTGACGTATACATCCCGCATCCTCGCCGACCGGTGGCCGCCGTGGTGGTTCTTGTGGTCTGTGATGCCCTTTGCCTTGATGTCGTGCACCGTGAAGCGGCGCCGTAGCGGCGGGCTTGCCTCCTCGGCTTTGCTCAGGGCTCGAACAAAAGCACTGCGCACCGCGGAATAGGTCACCGGCTCGCCGTTGGCCCCGTGGAGCAGGCAGGGGCTGATTACGCCCTTGTGGAGCGCCTGGGCCGCCCTGACGGCCTCGCGCAGCCGATCCGACCAGCGTGTCAGCTCGCTTTTGCTGCCCTTCGTGCGGCGCAGCAGGACGCCCTCATCGCTCAAATCGACCCGGCGCAGCGCCAGAACCTCGCCGACCCGGGCGCGCAGTAGATAGGCGAGCTCCATCACGACAGCGAGCATGTCGGATCCGCACCCCTGGACCAGCTCGAACTCCCAATCCTCGATGTACCGGTCCCGGCTCTGCCCGGGGAACAGCCGGACTCCCTTGGCTGGATTGCTGTCCATGTGGCCGTATTCGATGGCCCAACTGAACACCGCCCGGATGAACTGCAGTTCTCTGTTCGCCGAAACCGGTGTGCCGGCCCGCCCGTCCCGGTACTTGGAGAACCTGGGCGGCGTGAGGGCTGACAGCGGCGCTTCGCCCAGCGTGCGGCCGTTACCGGTGGGGAAGTTGCGGATCGTGTCGGCGTGGACCCGGTAGGCCCGGCGGGTGCGCTCGGCCCGGGCGGCGAACTGGGGGCTTGCTAGATACCGGTCCAGCAGCCAGCCAAGGCTGCGCCCGGGCGTCCTGGCCACCTGATCCATGTAGGCCGCGATGATGTCCCGGTGGCTGGCCCTGGCCGATAGCGGCCGTCCGTCCGGGCCCCTGAGCGTCACCACCCGGCCAAACCGGCCTTGGCCAAGATATTCCCGCCAGACCACGCGGTCCTTGCTCTTCTTCCGGTGGACGTACTGGGGCAGGGCAGTGTCCCGCCTTGTGCTGCGCTGCCGCCCCATCAGGCCACCGGATCCCAACCGTCGTTGCTGGCCTCCAGGCCCGCACGGTTGATCGCTTCGACGGTGGTGCCCAGCCGTCCGTCTTTGCCAGCCAGATACCAGATATGGTGCTGATCCAGCCACCGCTGGAGATCACGCCGGCGCCGGTAGCCGGTCATCTCCATCAGCTCTTCCTCGTAAATCAGGGCAGGGTGGCCCATATCAGCCTCCTTCCTCCTGGGTGAGCAGAGCGCTACACCGGTCCAGAATTGCCGCATGTGTCGGGTGAAATTCTGGCAGCTGATGCAGGTACTGGTAGTGCGCAGCCCAGCCAATGGATAGATCGCGGGCATCTTTCAGCGCCGCTTCAAGCTCCGCGATGCGCCGCCGGGCCTTGTAATAGTCCGTCTGCGCGGCCCTTGCCACGTTATCGGCATTCACAAGCATGTCTCGCGTCAAGGCGCCCGCCCGCTCGAGCTCGGCAATATACCGGTCTCGGTGCGCCAGCTCCGCCGCGATGCTCGATTTGTCGTGCAAGCCCTCAGCGGTCATCGCCATGACGTGGCGGGTGTAGAACTCGCCCTGGCCGATGATGTCGCGCGTGGCGTACAGCTTTCCGTCCATCATTCCTCCCTGCCGCGCTGGGCGGCCCTTCGTGTCCGTATTCCGTCACGCACCCAGCGCCGGATGTACAATTCACAGCCGCACGTCAGTGCGCACCCGTTGGCCATGCCCAGGTGTGTGGCTCGCTGCCCGCACCCGCAGCTGCACCGCCGGCGGGATCTCGGCGCCACCGGCTGCATGTAGCGGCGGTGCGTCTCGGAATCAGCCCACATCGCCACCCCCGCGCCCCTGGTGGGGCTCCGGAGGATCAGGTAGCGGCATCCAGTGGGTCGGACTCGGCACTTCTGTCCACACCGGGCCATCGCAGTCGTACTCTGATTGGTTACACCAGCAGTATTCGCGCCCATATGTGGGCTTGGTCCACAAGCAATCAGTGTATCTTTGCCCGCATGCCCAAAGGTCGATCATGTCGTTAACGCCCATGGGCGCCGTGCTTATTGGTCTCCACTTTTGGGTTTTCATTGAAACCGATCCTCCACCCAGGCGGGCCAGTCGAAACCGCACTCGCAGTGGCCGTCATCGCGGCGCTCATAATCGGCGCTGACGCCACAATCCGGGCAACACGGCACTTCCACGATGATCTTTGTGCCTGCCGGGAACGTCGCTGCGCTCAGCTCCAGGGCGTCCAAGTAGTCGGAGTCCATGTCGCCGTCGGCATGGCAGTGCCAGTGGGGCTCGCGCTGGTCGCAGTTGTCGCCCGCGTAGATGTCGGGTGCCATTTCTGCCCAAAGCACGGGCTGGAATTTCAGGGTTTGTTTACCCATGCTCCCCTCCCTCTGCCATGGCGGCAGCGGCTGAACGGCGGTTCCAGGCGTCGATGGCCTCGCGTTTGTAGTGCCACCAACACGTTTGGCATCCGCAGCCGCCGCACCGCACGTTGTGCCCGTGCGGCTGTCGGGAGATTGGTTCCGGGTAGCGGTTGCCGAAGTCCATGCCGGCGAATATCGCGTGATCGGTTTGCAGCTCAATGCGCCCATCATTGCAGCCGCAGAACGGGCACGGCAGCAGCTCGCGGTCTGTGCTCTCAGTCATTGGGGTGCTCCTTGCTCGGCGGCCAGCCTTGTTTCCCGGTACGCAGTTCCGTTATTTCTGCTCGCAACTGTTTGTTTTTAAGCTCCAACTCAGCGCACTGGTTTCTATACGTGAATGTTTGACTGGATTCCTTGCTGTACATTTCGGCTAGTTCGCGGGGCGTCTTGTTCTTCACCAGCCAATCGACTTTGGATTCAGGGCTCATGACGGCTCACCCTCCTTCCCGGCGCGGAGACGGGCGGCCTCTTGTTTGGCAAAATAAGCAGCTTCCTCCCACGTTTGCTGAGATTCTCGGTCGCTGTTTCGGCCGTCGCGCTCGGCCATCACGATCAAGTTGTCCGCGTGGCGTTCCAGCGCCAGCGCCGCTATCTCCCGCTCATCCGGGGCAGGGGAGGAGAGTGCCGCCGACGCACAGCAAGTCAACAACCACTCCATCCGGTCGAGTTGCTTGCCGGTGACGCAATAGCCGACGATTTCCGGGCCTCCTTCATGCACTAGATCGGCATTGGTCATTTCCGTGTGTAGCTTGCGCAGTTCTTCCAGCACCTGCTCGAACCCATCAGGATCGCTTACAGGTTGCTGGCGGACTTTCATCGCGGCGATGTCGCGCTCCACGGATGCGCGCGCGATATGGTCAGGGACGTCATCCGCGCACTGCTGGCACTCATGGACACCACGCACGCCATGGGGGCAGGCGCCGTCCGGTCGAGGCTCAGTCAGCAGGCGCTCAAGCCGCTCGATGTAGGCGTAGCGGTAGGCATCAGCCTGAATCACCAGATCGTCGTTCTCGTCCGGCTCCCCGGCGGGCGCGGTGGGGGCGGCGGAGAGCTTCGTCTGGTCGATGTCCGCCACCAGACCCCAGGCTTTTTCGGGATCGCCCTCCTGGGCCAGTTTCAGCAGGTGCTTACCGGCTTCAAAGTCGTTGCCGATTCCCCCGATAATGTCCTCGTCCTCGCTCATGACGTAGAACTCCCGGACCGGAACCACAGTGAAGCCCTCCGGCACCGCCACCTGGGGCGCCTGATCTTTCAGCAGCCCCAGCAAGTGCTCTTTCTCACGATGCAGGGCGCGATATGCCGGGCTGGACTTGATGGCCGTCTCGGTCAGGCCCGCCACCTGGGGCGCTGGGTAGTAAGTACCGCCCATGTCGCCGGGCTTGTTGCAGGTGTATATCGGTTCGCTTTTCCATGTTCGCATGAAAGTCACCGCCTCCCCCTCGGCATGGGAGAGGGGCCGAGCCGCCCACGCCGCCTTGAAGCCCGCTTCAAACGTGGTTTCCTTGTCGCGGGTGCGCATGATCTGGGGCCGCGCCTCAAAATACTGGTCGGTATCGTGCGCCATCTGCGCTTCCATTTCAGCGATGTCTCGCTCTCTCTGCTGCTCAGCCATTGCGATCTCCTAAAACTCAAATTCCCACCGGTAACCGGCGCTGATGACGTTGAACCCATGGTCCTGGCCCGTCTCCACACTGCTGACGTGCTGGCCCTGGATGAACCAGTTGCGGTAGCTGATGCCGGCCTCCACCGAGCCCACCAGGGGCGGCAGGTCCATCGTGTATTCCCCGGAGTAGCGTTCGCTCTCGTAGGTCCAGCGTTCGGTCATGCCGATCTGATACCCCATGCCGCCCTGAACGTAGAGCGTCGGGTCGGCCAGGGCGGCGCAGGGGAGCAGTAGCAGTGCGTAGCGGATCATGGGCGGCTCCTCAAAACGGCAGCGAGTCGTCGAAATCATCCACGGGCGGCGCGGACTGCTGGCCGGTATTGGCCGGCTCCTGGCTTTGGCCGCCGCGCCCGTCGAGCATCTGCATTTCGCTCAGCACGACCTCGGTGGTGAAGCGGTCCTGTCCATCCTGGCCCTGCCACTTCCGGGTGCGCAGGGAGCCCTCCACGTACACCTTGGCGCCTTTCTTCAGGTACTCGCCGCATATCTCACCGAGCTTGTTGAACGCCACGCAGCGGTGCCATTCGGTGCGTTCCTGCTGCTGGCCGGTCTGCTTGTCCTTCCAGCTTTCGCTGGTGGCCATCTTGAAGTTGGTGACCGCGCCGCCGCTGGGCATGAATCGGGTTTCGGGGTCCGCGCCCAGGTTGCCGATCAGGATGACTTTGTTTACTCCGCGTGCCATATCTCTCTCCGTTGTCAGTTCCCCCGAAGGGGATGCGGTGGCCCGTCATCGAAGCGGACGCACTGCCGTTTTGCCTTCTGATAGGTCCACCGCATCGGTGGTGTGATCTGCTAGCTGGACCGTGACTGCGGCGTCGAATGCCGCACTTGGGGCCACCCCGTCACGGACTGGGGCCAGCACCCCTCACAGATCACACCCCGATAAGGTGGGCCGGTTACGCCGGCCAGACGCCAGGGCTTTCTCCTGGACGGTGCATGGCTGCCAATCCTCCGTTCTGCTGCCGCCGATTCAGGGCTGGCGGCTGTGGCCTCGCGAAAACGTCGGCGGGTAAGGCCCGCCACTCCCCGGTGAGCGCCGGATTAACGAATGCTGTAGACGACGCTGGATTTCTTTCGGTAGCGATCCAGGTCCACGCCATCCAGCTCAGGGACCTTGTCGTACTGAACGCTGCCCTTGCGCTCGGCTCGGATGACCTGGAGCCCATGACCGGACAGCTTCCGGGCGCCGGACGCCTTGGCGCGATCCTTGAGCGCCTTATCGGCCTCTTTCAGAGCGCTCGCGGCTTCGTCGGCCCGCTCCTTGGCGGAGCGATACGTGGCAACCAGGGCGGCCATTTCCTCGCTTTCGTCTTCGATTTCGTCGGACTCTGGCCGCTCGCCGCTATCCAGGCATTTGGCGAACGCCTCCCATGCGGCGATCAGGGCGTCGCGGTCGGCAATCAGTTCGTCGGCGCTGATCTTCACCACGCTGATGCCCTGGTCCGGGTGGTAGGCGCAGAAATAGACCAGCCCGAAACCGGAGACGTACTGCTGGTGCACCAACTGCCACCAGTAGTGCGGCGCCACCTCTTTCAAGTCCTTGCCGTCCAAAATGCGAAACAGCTTGCTGTCGGTGCGCATCGGGCATTTGATTTCCAGGGCAGTGGCGCCATCAAAATCCTCGCCGTCGAGGCTTGCCGAGTAGCGTTCCCGCTGGCGCACCGCTGGGGTGAACTGTTCACCCAGCACATCCTGGGCGGCAGCGCGGGCTTCGGGCTCCAGCTCCGTACCGCGACGCATGGCCGGGTTTTCCTCGACAGTCTTCGCGCCGGTTTTCAGGTCGAACAGCTCGGCGGGGTTGCGGGGGAACCAGGGATTGGCCCCCATTACTGCCCCGGCTTCGCTGGCGTTCAATCGGCTGGAGCGGTACTCCAGCCATTCATCAGAGCCTTGAATCATCGTCATGCCGCTTCTCCCTCAAGTTTCTTGCTCATTTCGGTTGCCTCACCCTTCATTGCCTCGCGAACATGCTCGGGGAGGCCCTTAAACGTCTCGCGCAACTCTTCCACCGTGGAGCAGCCCTCCAGGGTGTCGCGGGCCACCTGCAGATCCTTCTCGCTGGGCTTGCGGGGCTGCTGGCGAGCACGACCGGGACCGGCCACGGCGCTATTGGCGTCATCATCCTCCTGGGCAACGCCGGCCATCGCGGCCAGGCCATAGCGACGGCAGTAGGTGATCGCGCTGCCGATGCCCTGGGCGTCCTGCTTTGTGACTGGCGCACTGGTGTCGCAGCGCATCCACTGACCGGATTTATGGGCCAGGGTGGTTTGCACGTGGGCTACGCCGTCGCCGTACTCGGGGGATTGAATGATCGCGATGCCGTGCTTGGCGAATACCGGGCGCACCGTGTTCAACACCTCGGCGAGGTCGGCGTATTTGCTGCGGAAATGCGGGTTCGCACTGTTTTTGCTGGCGTTCTCGATTTCCATCTGCGCTGCCGCCAGGGCGGTGGCGATCTCGTTAATCTCGCTGCTGGTTTCCATGTCATGCTCCTATCGAATACAAGGCGGGGCGGACCCCGCAAAACAACAGATCAGCGCTCTGTCGTATCGGTGTTCAGTGCTTTGGCGATGGCGGCGCGTGCGCTCGTCTCCATTTCTTCGGTGAACTCATCAATCAAACTCGCCTCGTCTTCCGCCTCACAACGATCGATGGCGCCCATGATTTTCTGGAGGGCATCCAGCAGGTCCGGCGCGGCGGCTATGAGGTCGCTGTTCTTTTCGGCTTCAGGGACTGAGCTCCCTGCGCAGGCAATACTGACGCCGCGAAACAAAACGTCTTTCCCGGATTCGTCGACGATGTGCCCGTATTTATCGCGGAACCAATGCCCCGGCGTTCCCTTGAACTCACTCATAACTCGCTCCTTGCTACTCGTTTTGGGCAGTCGTAGCCCTCTGCTGTCTCTGCCGGCCAGTGGCCCTGAGCCACCATCAAACAGGTGGCGCGCTCCTCGGCCAGCGCATCGCGGTAGTCCTGCTCACCGATGACCGTCATCAGGGCGACAAACGCGATGATCGTGGTGGCACCCATCAGGATTTCGCCAAAGCTGTAGTTGCTCATGCCGGCGCCCCGCTTTTCAGGTGGTCCATCAGTGAATCGAACGTGTATTCGCTGGGCTGGTGGTCGGTGCGGTCATCGAGGCGGCGGACCGTTCGCATTTCTAGTGCGTAACCGCCCGGGCCTTTCCCGTTTCTCAGCGTTTCATCGCAGAACGCGTGGTCGCCATCGAAGACATCCCGGACGGTAAAAACGCGTCCAATGTCAGCTTTGAACCGGGGGTTTCTGGCTGACAGCAGAACCACCCGATCCCCAGCCCGCAGCGGGCGCCCGTTTACGTCGTGTCCGAGAATCTCGCTCATGACTGTTCCCTCCACATCAGTCCGGCACCGTTGACAGTCACAGGGCAGGGCTGCCGGAAAACAAAGAACGCTGAGGCGGCCCGAACCCAGGATTCGGCCCGGTACGCTGCGCAGGCGAGATCCATGTCGCCTGCGCTGAGGGCGCACTCCCACCAGCCATCCAGGCGGCACTGGTAGAACATGGCCAGATCGTGGTTCGAGGAAATCGCGGCCCGGTATCCCTGGTGGGCCAGCACCGCCAGGCTGTGCAGTTGATCGCTGTTCACGGCTCGTTCCTCCGTTCAAAAATCGTCTCCACCCAGCCCCACGTCGGCGCGGCCTTCATCACGGCGTCGTGGAAGCTGTCCATCGCCTGCCGAACATGCGGCGCCCAGGTCCGGCGAGCGTCGTCCGGCGCGAACGCCGCGAGGCGCACAATCTCCACCGGGTCAATCTCGCCGTCGGCCAGCGCGTCCTGGAGTTGGTCCCGGCTCATGCCGAACGTCTGCCGGCGGAATTCGCTCAGGCACAGCGGGCGGAACTCGGCGGCGCTGAATGCCAGGAACAGCACCAGCGCGTCGAACTCGGATTCCAGATGCTCCTGCGCGCTGAACGCGGTTTCGATTTCGTCCGACTTCAGGGCCTCGACCAGATACGCCTCGCACCATGCGTCGTAGGCGGCACGCTGCGGATGGAGTGCATCCTGGTAGTCCCAATCGCTCGCGGCTTGATGTGCGTTCATGGTTCGCTCCCCTGCGGGTTGTCCGTGTTGATGGGTTCATTAAGGCATACCTTAAAAAGCGTGTAAAGGCATTCCTTAATAAAAAGTAAGGCATTCCTCAATTATTTGTGACTGTTCGGTCACGGAAAGGTCAGATTAGAGCATCAGGCCGGGGGGGGTCCGGCGGCGGTGCTGGATGGGCAGGCACAAAAAAGCCCGCGCTGGGCGGGCCATTCTGCGCCAAAGAGGCTAGTCACCGTAGCGGATGGCGACTCCTGGCTACGGCGGCCACCGCGAGGGTGGACTTAAATCAGGGCGGCGGCGCCGAAGGAGATTGCGGCGGCCAGGGCAACCAGGGTGATCGCGGTGCCCACGAACCACTTGATCATGGTCGATTCCACGGACTTGACGCTGGTCTCAACGCCGGACAGGTCAGCCTTGGTGGCGCCATGCTTCTCGATGGAGTCGGTGCGCTCATCGATCCGAGCAAGCGTTACCCGCATGTCTGCCGTTACCTGTTCCAGATTCGCTACACGCTGTTCCATATCGTCAGGCCCTCCGGGGCCTCCGCCGTCTCGGCGCTTGCCGTCGTCGCTAAAGTATGTGGGAAGAAAGGTCACTTTTTCAACCATTGCCTTTTTCCTCCCGGCGCTTCTCCAGCGCCGCCATGACCTGCTCACAGGCAAACGTCATCACAAAGCCGCAGCTTCGGCAGATGGTCAGGTAGGCGGGAATGAACACCTCGTGCCCTGCCGGGGAATAGGGGAAGACCGCAACCTTATTCACGTCATCCGGATCGGAAACCACCCCGGCATTGCCGTTCTGACACATAGGACAAGGCCCTGGCGCGATCTCGGCAAGCACCTGCCTGATTTCTCCGGCGGGCACATTGCGCACCCACTCCAGTTTCTCGTTTTCCTTCATTGCCCCCTCCTGGGTTGTTGTTATTACATCGGGTCGTACTTGCCGATCACTACGCCGCAGATGCTCCAACCCCCGTCAATCTTAATGATCGGCTCCGGCCAGTCCGGGTTGCCGGGCTTCAAGAACGGCTCGCCCTCGTTGTACTGGATCATCTTAAGCGTGACCTTGGCATCGCTGTGGCGTTTCGCTACCACGAATTTGCCGCTATCCGGTGCCCGGTCTGGGTCCACGATGACGATTTCACCGTTGCGGATACGCGGATCGTTGCTGTCGCCCTCCACCTTGAGGCCGTAAGCCCGCGGCCCGGCGCTAGGTGGCCGGAACGGCAGCCATTCGTCGGCCATGCCCGGCTCGAACGGATCTTCCGCTTCGCAGAACTCGCCGGCCTGGACGTAGCTGATAATGGGTATCTGGCCAGATACAGAAGGGCCAGGGCTTACGTCGTCGCCATAGGGCGCCTGGGGCTCGGCAATATGGTGGGCGGCACCAAGCATCTGCCCCTGACCGGTAATCAGCCAGTCCAGGTTGGCGTTCCATCGCCGAGCGATCTTGGCGAGGTTCACGGCAGTGATGCTTTTGCTGGTGCCGTCAAACCAGCCTTTTACCGACTGGTATTTGATGCCGCAGGCGTCCGCCAGCTCGCTCTTCATTTCGCGATCCGTCACGCCCCTGGCAACCAGCAGTTGCCGCACTCGATCTGCATATTCATTCATGGTCGGAATAATACAGGCAAGCCTTAAAGGTATGCCTTTGTTTTGCTTGACTGTCTTCATTAAGGTATGCCTTAATAGTCCGTAATTCGTTAAGGAGCCAGACATGAAGAAGTCAGAGGTCATCGAATTCTTCGGTGGTGTTCAGCAGACCGCAGACGCCCTTGGAATCCGTTACCAGTCCGTCCGGGAATGGCCAGAAGAGGGCGTCCCCGAGGGCCGGCAGTACCAAATCCAGGTCCTCACCCAGGGCGAGCTTAAGGCCGACCAGGAAAGCGCCGCCTAGCTGGTTGGCGCTTTTTATTTGGGCACAGGTTCTAGGGGAAATAGCAGGATAGTAGGGGAATCAAAAAGATGGCAGACGGACAACTCACACTGAATTTCGAGCGCGGACTGGCGGAGTGTTATGGCACCTGCCGCGAATACGTCGGCGCCCGCATCCACCAGCAGGGCCGGCCCCAGAAGGCCATCGCCGCTGACATGGATTACTCCCCCTCGGACCTGAGCCGAAAGCTCGCACAGAACCCTGACGATTCCCGCCGTTTCACCCTGGACGATCTGGAGAAATACATGGAGGTCACCGGGGACACGAAGCCGGTGCTGTATCTGGTGGAGAAGTATCTGGCGGGCGAGAACCCCGCCGACCTGGAGCGCCGGATCGCGGAGTTGCAGGCGAAGTTGAAGGCCAGTCAGGCCGCGTAGAAACGAGAAAGCCCCGGCGCTGGCAGGCGGAACCGGGGCTTTAGGTACTACAGATGGGAGAAGTTTAAATGTTCAAGCTCGATTTTCCAAGTGAGAAGTTCATCGAGGACTACGTTGCACACCACATGGAGGCCTGTGGCGTGTGTCCGATAGATGAGACGGAGATGCATGGCTTTGTCCGCCAGCATGAAATTAAGGGCTATGGACGGACAGACCTTATTAAATTTCGCCGATCTCCTGGTCTTTTGGAGGTGGTTATTCTTGAGCTTAAGAATGAGCCACTGAACGAGATCCATCTGTCTCAGTTGGCTCGATACATGGTCGGAGCGGGGCGCCAGGCAGAAAGATACCGAGCTCGCTTTCCGGATTATGAGATCACGATCAAGGGCCAGCTTGCCGGCCCGTTCGACTCGGGAGCCAACGGCCTTGTTTGGCTCCTGGATGTTATCGAAGGCATTGAGATATACAAACTCTCTCTGTCAATGGATTCAGGATTTGTCGCCACCGAAATTCCGTCGGGCTGGTTTCAGAAAGGAGAAGATTTGAAGGGCGCCAAGCCCATCGCCAAGAAAATCGGCCAAGACATCATCACTTTCGAGAGTGCGGTCGCTGCGTTTGAGGCCCAGGAGCAAGCGGAGGAGGTTGAGTAATGGCCCGCGCCAGAAACCTCAAGCCCGGCTTCTTTCGGGACGCCAAGGTAGTCTCCTGCTCGTTCCAGGCACGGATCCTGTTCCAGGGTCTATGGTGCATGGCGGACTACATGGGGCGCCTCAAGTACAACCCCATGGAAGTGAAGATGGAAATCTTCCCGGCGGACGATGTGGACGTGCCGGCCTGCATGGAAGAACTGAACAGCACCGGTCTGATCACGATGTATCACGACTGTTCTGGTGCTGCTCTGGTGCAAGTCACGAACTTTACCAAACACCAGAATCCGCACGTCAACGAACGGCAGGACCGGAACAAGAATCCCATCCCGTGCCTCCCTGGTCCCGATGAGGTGGCTGGAAGCGATGACGAAGAGGGAGAGGAAAAACCGACCGTAGAACAACGGGTTAGGGATGCTCTGGTAGTGCTCCGAGAGTACTCCGAGAGTGATCCTGCTGATTCCCTTAACCTGATTCCTGATTCCCCCTTCCCCCTTCCTGATTCCGGATCCCCTCGAACGGATCCGCCGCCTCCGGCGGGCAGCGCTGGCAAGCAGCGCAAATCCACGCCCAAGGCCAAGCTCACCAAAACCGACCTGATCAACGATTTTGAAATCCCCGAGGACCTGGCCGTCCAGTTTCTCCAGATCCGCAAGGACAAGCGCCTGACGCTGACGCCGAGGGCCATGGACGGTTTGCTGCGGGAGTTCGAGAAGGCGGGCTTGTCGGTGGTGACCGGCATCGAGCTTTGCTGCCGGAAGTCATGGGGAGCATTCAACGCGGACTGGGACTGGCAGGGCGGCGGTTCCGGGCGTAGCGGCCAACCGCACACCGGCAAGCACACCGGGTTTGCCGACCAAGAATTCACCGAACACCTGCCCGACTGGGCCAAGGAGGCGTGATGGAAGCGCAAGAGAAAATCATCACTGGCGTATGCGAAACCCACGGCGAGTACGAATCCAAGGCTCAGGAGATCATGGGCCGCACTTTCGCCACTGGCTGTCCTGAGTGCGAGGCGGAGCGCGAGGCGAAGCAGAAAGCGGACGATGAAAAGCGGCTCCGGGCCGCACGGGAGCGCCGCGTTGAGGAGCTGGCTCACGGCGCCCTGATTCCGAAGCGCTTCCAGGGCTACGGCTTCGATGATTATCAGCCCGCCAACGATAAGGCGGCAAAGATCAAGGCGGCCTGCCAGCGCTACGCGGAGCGCTTTGAGGACCGCCTGCAGATGGGCGGCGGGCTGGTCCTGTGCGGCAAGCCTGGTACCGGCAAAACCCATCTGGCCTGCGCGATTGCGAACCATGTCATGCGCGAATTCTTCCGGGTGCCGCTGTTCACGTCCGTCACGAAAATGAGCCGGGCAGTGAAGGCGACGTACACCCCGAAGTCAGACCGCACCGAGGCGCAGGTTATTCGCAGCTTCGTGGACCCCGATCTGCTGATCCTGGACGAGGTGGGGGCCCAGCGCGGCACGGAAACCGAGTTGCTGCTGGCTCAAGAAATCATCGACGAGCGTTACCAGGAGGTGCGCCCAACGATCCTGATCTCCAACCTGCCGGAGTCGGAGCTGGGCCGGTACATCGGTGATCGGGCCATTGACCGGATGTATGAAGGCGGCGGGGCGATCCTGGCGTTTGACTGGGACAGCTACCGCCGCTCAGGGCAAAGCCGTCGGTTTGAGCAGCCTGATGCGCTGGACGTTCCGCGCCGCGAGGCTGGCTTCCTGAAGGGAGGCAAGTGACATGAGCCAAAACGTCCGCGAATCCAGCCTTATGGCCTACGACACCCTCAAAACCGCCGACCTGGGCCGGCAGGAAAAGCAGGTGCTTGCCGGAGTGGCCCTGCTGATCCGCACCGGCCAGCACACCGATGGGTGGGTCAGCCGCCGGCAGATCGCGCAGATCACCGGCCTGGAAACGTCCACCGTGGCGGCGCGAGCCAATGCGCTGGTTGCCGCCAAGCGCTTGGTTGAGGACGGCGAGTGGCAGCGGAAGTGCCCAATTACCGGCCGGTGCGTGCACATGGTTTCGATTCCTGAGCCGGAAGGGAGGGCTGCGGCGTGAGCAATTACGAGTTGCACCGTGGCGATTGTCTGGAAGTCCTGCGGACGATGCCGGACAACAGTATCGACGCCATCGTGACCGATCCGCCGTATGGGCTGAGCAAAGAGCCGGACATGGCCGAGGTGCTGAAGCACTGGCTGGCCGGCGATGACTACGTGCACAAGGGCAAGGGGTTCATGGGCAAGAGCTGGGACAGCTTCGTGCCCGGCCCGGCAGTCTGGCGAGAATGCCTGCGCGTGCTTAAGCCCGGCGGCCACCTGGTCAGTTTCTTCGGCACGCGGACCTATGACATGGGCGTTCTTGCGATCCGGCTGGCGGGCTTTGAGGTTCGCGATCAGCTCGCCTGGGTCTACGGCAGCGGCTTTCCCAAAAGCCAGAACGTCAGCAAGGCGATCGACAAGGCTGGGGGAAACCCTTTGTCGTTCCGCCGCTTTGCGGAGGCCTACGCTGAGGCTGTTGCCAAGGCCGGCATGACGCACACCGAAGTCGACCGGCGCCTGGGGTTGGCCTCAGCCGGCAGCAATTCGTGCTACTGGGCTCGGGCCGATCACCGAGGAGGCCTGCCACCGCGTCATCACTGGGAGGCGGTGCGCGACCTACTCAGCCTCCCGGCGGTGATTGAGCGCCTTTACGATGCTGCGGAGCGCGAGGTCCTGGCAGTCGAGAGGAGGAAGAATGCCCCGTCTGGCATCGTGTCAGCCGGTCGCGAGTCGGTCGACATAGAGCGAGAGATCACCGCGCCCGCTACCGAAGCCGCGAGGCAATGGGACGGCTGGGGCACCGCCCTGAAGCCGGCCCAGGAGCCCATCGTCCTGGCCCGCAAGCCTCTGACCGGTACCGTGGCCACAAACGTGTTGGATCATGGCACCGGGGCGCTGAATATCGACGGGTGCCGGGTGGGTAGCGAGAAGGTATCCACTCACTCGCGCGGGCAAAACGGAGCTTTCCCGAAGCGTCCCGGGGAAGTTTCGGCTGAGGAAAGCGGCCGGAAGAAAGACCAACGGGGCGGGCTTGATCATTCTGAGCGTGCCGGCCGCTGGCCCGCCAACCTGGTGCACGACGGCAGCGACGAGGTTCTGGCGGCGTTCCCGGATGCCAAAGGGCAACAGGGCGCACTCAACGGCAATGAGCCCAGCGGCAAAATGGGAAGTGCCAACTGCTACGGGAAGATGGATCGCCGCCATGCCTCCGTGCCTCGCTCAGATGCCGCCACCAGCGCGGCGCGCTTCTTCTACGAGGCCAAGGCCAGCAAGCGGGATCGGCATGAGGGGCTGCCCGCCGGAGAGAACATCCACCCCACGGTCAAGCCCACGGCGCTGATGCGTTGGCTGGCTCGGCTGATCACGCCGCCGGGCGGTACCGTGCTGGACCCGTACACGGGCAGCGGCAGCACCGGCAAAGCTGCCATCCTGGAGGGCTTCGACTTCGTTGGCATCGAGCGCGACGCCGATGAAAGCGGTGAGTCGCTGGGCTACATCGACATTGCCCGAGCACGGATTGAGTGGGCGGTGGCTGCCGACGCGGCAACTGGCGAATCTCCGCAAGCCGACATGTTCGCCGGAGGTGTCGCATGACCCCATTCACCGACCCTCAAGCCGCCTTGGACGAAGCCGCATTCCTCGCAGAGCAAACCGGCTGGCCCCAGGCCATCGTCAACGGCGAGCAGGGCATGACCGTTATGGCGAAACACCGGGCGCACGGCATGGAGATTCTGGAGGTGGTCAGTGCGTGAAGCCAACGTCGTAAGCGTTTCCGGGGGCAAAGACAGCACGGCCACACTGCTTCTGGCTATCGAGCGGGACGTGCCGAACCTGACCGCCGTGTTCGCTGACACTGGGAACGAACATCCGGACACCTACGACTATGTGGCTTACCTGGAGCAGGCCACTGATGTCCAGATAACTCGCGTCCGGGCCGACTTCGCTCCGCAAATTGAGCGGAAGCGGGCACGCCTGGAAAGCGGCGAGCACGATTGGCCGGACCACCTAGCCGCTGCCGCTCTGGAAGTGCTGGTGCCCAGCGGTAACCCGTTCCTGGATCTGTGCATGTGGAAAGGGCGGTTTCCCAGCCGCATGGCCCAGTTCTGTACCCAGGAGCTGAAAGTGGGGCCGATCAACACGCAGGTCACGGAGCCGCTGCTGGAGAATCACAGCCGGATCGTGAGCTGGCAGGGCGTCCGCGCCGATGAATCAGCAGCGCGCGCAAAGCTGGAAACGTGGGCGCTGGAGTTCGGCGACCCGGACACCGGCGCCGGCCTCTGGAATTACCGGCCCATCCTGAACTGGACCGTGGAAGACGTGTTCGAGCAGCACCGCCGGCACGGCATCGACTGGAACCCGCTCTACGAGCAGGGCATGAGCCGCGTCGGCTGCATGCCGTGCGTCAACTGCAACAAACCGGAGCTGGCGCAGATCGCGAAGCGGTTCCCCGAGGAGCTGGAACGCATTGCGGAGTGGGAGCGCATCGTCAGCGAGGCCAGCAAACGCGGCTGTGCGACCTTCTTTGCGGCGAAAGGCGAGACCGATGTGTCCCTGGAGCGCCACGGCATCGCACAGAAGGTCGAATGGGCGAAGACCTCGCGGGGCGGCCGCCAGTACGACCTCATCCAGGTCGCCGAGGAACCGATGCAATGCCAGTCCGTTTACGGGCTGTGCGAGTAGGAGGTGGTGCATGGCTGACACGATCACCCTGTTTGCCAAGGAACAGCTTGGCGACCTGATGACCGAGCTCCTGCGCCGGGATTTCCCGGTGCGGGTCAAGATCACCAAGGCGAGCCGCACGCTTTCGCAGAACGCGATGTACTGGCAGTGGCTCACCGTTATGGCGGCGCACTTCACCGAGCGCGGCTACACCCTCACCAAAGACGACGCCCACGACCTGATGCGCCACAAGTTCCTGGGCCATGAGACCAAGACAGTCGGCCAGACCGAAATCACCAAGCTGCGCAGCACCACCGAGCTGGATAAAGGCGAAATGACCGACTACATGACGCAGATCGACAACTGGTGCGTGGACCACGGGTGCCTGCTGCCCAAGCCCGAGGACAGCGAATACCAGCAGATCATGCGGGAAATGGGGGAGTGCGCGTGACGGCCTACTACAACGAAATCGACCCGTTCGCCGCCCAGTGGCTGCGCGAGCTGATAGCGGCCGGCCTGATTGCGCCTGGCG